AAGGTGATCTTTGTGGATTCGATGAGCGACCTGTTCCACGAAAAAGTACCGTTCGAGTTTATCGGGCAGGTTTTTGATGTAATGCAAAAGAATCCGCAGCATACGTTCATCGTCTTGACCAAGAGAGATGGCCGAATGCTGGAATTCTTTGAGTGGTTATGGGAAAAAGGGCAATGTGGTCAGAAGATCAGCGTTGCGGATAATGTGTGGATGGGGGTGACGATCGAGAACGAGGGCCATAAAGACCGTTTGGTCAATTTGTTCAAGTCGCCGGTGAGACACCGGTTTGTGTCCATTGAGCCGATGTTGGGTCCTGTGGATATTTATGCTTGGCTGGTGGAAAGCCCGGAGGATACGAGCCATTTGGTGGGATGTGCGCCGTGGGAAACGATCGAGTGGGTGATCTGCGGCGGTGAGACTGGGCGGGGGGTTGCCAGGCCGATGCAGATCGATTGGGTGCGCAGTTTGCGTGATCATTGCGCAGAAGCTCAAGTGCCATTCTTCTTTAAGCAGTGGGGAGAGTTCAGACCGGCGAATGAGAGTGAGGCCGGGTTCGGGATTGGGATGATCAGCGCGGGACGGAATAACTCCGATCGGAGTGTGGATGGGCGGGAGTGGAACGAGAAGCCCGCGGAGTTGACACCTGAGCCGCTGAGGCATGGGGACTCCGAGGAGATTTATACCTGCGGGCATGGGATGGTGATCAAGAAGCATGATCATATGGAAGTGCAGTTGTCGTTGATGGGTGAGGATGATGGAAATGGGTGAAGCGGCGGATCAGGTAACCAGTTTTGTTTTGAATCACATGAAGATCGCGGACATGAGGCCGCGGGAAGATTTTGAGCGGGGGGATCAGGTGCAAGTGATCGGGAGGGATATCACCGGCAGGATCGAAAAGATTGATGCGGATAAACGCCTGGCGTGGTTGATCACGGCGAATAAGGATGGGTGGTGGTATTTGAAGGATTTGGAAAAGGTCAATTTGTTAACCACGAACCACACGACACCTCTCGCAAAGAACGCTCGGGTGCGCAGAGATCGCGAAGACACGAAAAAAGTTCAATTCACCTGTGATCCTGATCGATTCTATGCAAAATTCAACAGGTATCCATGTATTCTCATTCCGTATGAGGATGTGGTTGATGCCTGAAGATGAGAAGGTGATCAGCGATTTGATTTTCTGGACCGGGCTGCACCGGGTGGAGGTTATCCGCTTCGGGAGGCCGGTGGATGAGGATGCTGCCGCGAAGACGCTGGTGCCGGATGTGAGCCAGGAATCAGTAACGATGTTTGATTGGATCGAGGACCCGGAAGGGTTGAAGTTGTATCACCTGTATGTGAATTGGAAGGAACGCGGGGCAGTGGATTTCTCGAAGATCAAAGATTGCCCAATCAGGTACGGGATCCTTTGGTATATCGATAAGGGCGAATCTATTTCCTTCAGCGCGGATGTGGCAGCCACGGTGCATAAGCGGAGTTTCGGGTGTATGCCGTCCGCGTCGTGGGTGAGGCGGTTACCCGCTAAAGCTCAAACAGTGATAGAGGTGGGCGAAGGGGATGATCATATGATGTTGGAATTGAGAACCGGCGATTGGGTGCCGGAACGATTTGTGGTTGTGGGAAACCCAGGATAGGAGAATTGAGTATGAAAGCAATTACGTTGTATCAGCCGTGGGCGAGTTTGGTGGCGATGGGTAAAAAGAAGATCGAGACAAGATCATGGTCAACGAAGTACCGCGGTCCTTTGGCGATTCACGCGGGGATGAATCATAAAAACATGAAGTTGATCGCTGAGCATCCATTTTCTGATGTATTTGGGGATGTGATCAATCGCTTTCCGTTTGGACAGGTGATTGCGGTTTGTAGGTTGGTTGATTGTATTCAAGTGCCATTGGATGGATCAAATAAATTGAAATATTGGGCGTCCGTAATCTCATTATTTCCTCCACTGACTAGCGCATTTAAGAATGTGTGCATTCCACCAGGTTACCCAGAATTGGAGTTTGGGGATTATACGCCGGGTCGGTTTGCGTGGATCCTGGACGAGGTGGAGATGTTGCCGGAGCCGATCAGCGCCAAGGGGATGCTGGGGTTGTGGAATTGGGAGATGCCGGAGGTGAATTCACCCGTGGTCGGTCAAAGAGCGACCGCCCAGGGTACGCGGAAAGGAGCCCGCTATGGCGGATGAATTACAGATCTGGAGATGCAAGAATGGGCACGGACTGGGGATTATCCAACGAGTGAGCCAGGGCGCGGACCGCCTGATCTTGTATCGAAACGCGGTGGACTCAAAAAACATAAACCCGGCCGAGGTGGATGTGATCGCGGTAATCGAGAGCGCAACGGACATCCGCTGCAGTGTGTGCGAAGAGATGCGAACCTGGGCTCCGAATCAGGCAGCGTTGGAAAGGTTGATGAGTCACTATATTCAAAAAGAAGACCAGGTGAAATGTTTTGATTCAATCTGCTGATTGAATTAACCGATTGACAGCGTAGAATTAACGTGCTATACTATTAAGTGCAGATCGAGGTATCTTATCGATCACCGGAAGAGATGAGCGACTTCCAAAGACTTAATGTCTTTGGAGGTCGCTTTTTTGCTTTAACCGGTTGGTTGATAAGAAAGGAATCCTTGCTCATCCGCTACGCGGTATCGCAGGATTCGCAAAAACAGCTCACCGCTCAGGAGGGCGGCAATTATGAAGAAAAACAGTTTTCTTGGATTGATGTTGATCGTTTTCTTGCTGATCGCGGTGATGGTGACTCCCGTTGCCGCAAAGGCACCGGAGGTGCTGGCGTTACCTCAGCAGGCTGCGGTTGCCCAGGAAGCGGCAACGACAGGACCGATTGAGTTGATCGCGGAGCTGGTGATCGGTGCCGGTGCGTTGATGTGGTTTGTTACCGGCCTGGTGACTTATGCAAAAAAATTAGGAGCGCGGGGTAAATGGCTGACTGTCATCGCGTTTCTATTAGGCGTAGGGATTGGAGGTACTTATAAAGTTTTGCTGACACCTCCGATCAATGCGTTGGACTGGTTCCTTGCGGTCCTGTTTGGGCTGGGTATTGGGTTGATCGCAACCGGCGTGTACGACAGTTACGGCAATAAGCCTGATGAGGGTGCCGGATAAAGGGATAGGTGAATAGCCATGGCCGGGACCGCAGAAAAAGTTTATCTCGAAGCTGTAAAGCGAATCGAGGAAAAAATTGATCGTTTGGATCTACGAATTCAGGCATTGGAGAGGGAAGACGTGAAAAATGATAGCGTAGCCAAATCCGTCAATGATCATGAAGTTCGGATACGTGAATTGGAAAAGTTGGCTCCGGCCATGAGAGCTGTAATTTGGATTGCTGGAATTTTGGGGACTTCTATCGTTGTTCTTATTTGGAGTCTGATTACTGGACAGGCTTCGCTTTTATTTAAGTAAAGGATCGTTATGGCGTTTGATCTGAAAACTCTCAGCGGGCAAAATATTGCGCAATTGGCACTCGATCTCAATCTGGAAGAGGTGGAGGGTGATGGCGTTATTTCTCCGGCTGAGGCGAAGCGCAAATCTGAATCGATGCTGGGGGCGCTGAAGATCAGGTTCAAGGCTGATGTTGAAGCGCTGGAAGGATACGAACGGGATCAAAAAGAATACAAGATCAAATTAGCTTTACTTAATGATTCCGAAAAGAAAAAAGCCGTTCCTCCGGAAAGACCAACGAAATTGTATGAATGGGCGGAGGATTTCTTTTTATTGTTGGATCGGGGATGGCCGTGGCGGGTGGCGGTTTATATCGCGTGGGCGGGAAGCCCGAAGATCGGGCGATGGCCGAAAACGCAGGAGGAGCTGGCCAACGAGGTTTTGGGTCTGACCAGCGACCGGCAGATCAGCGAGTGGAGGAGCAAGAACCCGGCGATCGATGAAATGATCGGGATCATGCAGGCGATGCCACTCCTTTCTCACAGGCGGGATATTTTTGAAGCGTTGGCAACGAGCGCGAGCAATCCGTCAAGCAAGGGGGCGCAGGACCGGAAGACGGCCTTGACGCTGACGGGGGATTATGTACCTCATTTGAAGATTGATCAAAAACGCGAGGTTTCTGATCCTCTGGATAAATCGGATGCTGAACTGGACGAGATCATCAAGCGGGGAGGGACGGGTCAATGAGCATCGCCATAACAACTCCGCGAGCAAAGCAAATTACGCCACAGATGGCGTTGGTTGAACGCGCCAGGCGAGAATTGGCGCGCAGGAAGTATGCGGATTTTCGGGATTACATGGCTCCATGGTATCAGCGTGCAAGGCACAATCTTTTACTGGCTGCAAAACTGGAAGAGGTTGAGCTTTACATTCGGACAGAGGGTGAGCAAGGAATTGGGCGGTTGATCGTTTGCGAACCTCCACGGTATGGAAAATCAGAGGACGTGGCGAGGCTGTTCCCGACGTGGGTGCTGGGAAAGAATCCGGACAAGAGGATCGCAGTAACCTCTTATGCAGCATCGTTATCTGACGGGCACAGCCGCCAGATCAGAAATTATGTGATGGGTGACAGGTTCGCCGCCATTTTTGGACATAAGAGTGTGATGGACACTCCGGTGGAGATCTCGGATGATTCTGCCTCAAAAAGCGATTGGGATCTGGCCGAGCCAAACCGGGGCGGGGTGGTGAGCCGAGGTATCGGCGGTGGTCTATCCGGTAAGGGCGCGCATTTGTTGGTGATCGATGATCCAACCAAGGATGCCGAAGAGGCGCGGAGTGAGGACCATCAACGCAAGGTGATGGATTGGTATCAATCTGTGGCTTTGCAACGGTTGGAAAAGGGCTCGGCGGTGATCATTGTTCAAACCAGGTGGAACCCTAATGACCTAGTGGGGCAATTGCTTAAGTTGATGGGTGGAACTGATCCGGACGCAGAGCAATGGGAGGTTGTGTTCCTTCCTGCACTGGCTTTGCAAGAGGATGAGTATCCAAAAACGATGGACGATTTTACAGAAAATCTTTTGCGTGGAATTTATATCCCGTTGTATGAGCGGTATGAAGCAACGGGATTGGAGAAAAGCATCAAGGTTGTTGGAGATCAACTGGGACGGAAGCCGGGTGAAGCACTTTGGCCATGGAAGTTCCCGCTGGAAGTGGTTGAACAAAAGAAGAGCAAGGTAAGTCCTTTCTTCTTTGCGGCGCTGGATCAGCAACTGCCACGTGCGTTCAGCGGTGGATTTTTTGACGAGAGTGATATCAAGATCATGGAACCGGCTGCGGTGCCGGAAAACGTAACCTGGTGCGCGTATGTTGATCTGGCTTTGGGAAACAGCAAGAAATCTGATCTGAACGCGGTGATGCCTTTTACGATGGACCCGAAAACGGGTGATTATATTTATCGGGATTTGGTGCATGAACGAGATCTGAACCGGTTCATGATGCTCTTGAAAATGGAAATGCGTGATCCGCGAAACAAGCGAGTGATCTGGGGGATCGAATCTGTAGCTTTTCAAACGCTGGTCTTCAATGAGTTCCGCAAGGATCCATTGTTGGCCGCAGTGGCAATGGTGAAGATTGTCCCGAATGAATCAAAAGAGGACCGGGCGACCAATGTGAGCGTTAGGTCAAAGGGCGGGCATTTATGGCTGGTGAGGGGCGCGTGGAATCAGACGGCGATCAGGGAGTTGCTGGATTTTCCGTTCGGGAGACACGATGACATTGTGGATACGGTGAGCGGAGGTCCCTTTATGTATGCGAAATATGGCAGCGGCGAAAAGAAAAAGGCAGGGAGCCACCAAGGATGACAGATCTTGAGAGAGCACTCAAAGAGTTCCAAAAAAAGCAACTGCGCTATCAGCAGTTATTCAATTATTACGAGGGGGATCAACCTCTCGTTTATAGCGCAGCGCGTTTAAAAGCTGCGTTTGGGGATACGTTCGCTCGGTTCGAGCAAAACTGGTGCAGCGTGGTGGTGGATGCGACGCTGGACCGCCTGGTGTTGAAAGGGTTCGACGTCAATAAGGATAAAGGGGCAGATGACGAGCTGGATAATATTTGGTCTGGCAGTGATCTTGAGGTTGATGCGGATGACGTGCATAAGGATGCGCTGATTGCCGGTGAAAGTTATGTGATCGTCTGGAAAAATATAGCCGGTGAGATTGAGGTCTATCGAAATTCTCCGCTGATGTGCCATCTTTTCTATAAGCAAAGCTCCCCAAAGATCAAGGATTTTGGAGCGAAGATTTTCCAGGAAAAGGACCGCTGGCATATCACGCTGTATTATCCGGACAGGCTGGAGTATTACGTTTCAAATAGTGCAGATCTGCCAAGCGGGGAAACTGGATTTAAGACAGAAGAGAAAATCGCAGCCAATCCTTTCGGAGTGGTGCCGGTATTCCACTTCAAATGGAACGGATCTCTACGAAATATTATTACGATCCAAGACGCGATCAATAAGTTGTTTGCTGACATGATGGTGGCGGCGGAGTATGGCGCTTTCAAACAGCGCTGGGTGGTTTCAAATGCTGATCTGACGGCGCTAAAGAATAATCCGAATGAGATCTGGACGATCCCAGCCGGTGATGGAGTTGGGCAATCTGTGAGCGTGGGAGAATTTGCGGGCGAAGAGCTTACAAAATTTATGAATTCGATTGACAAGCTGGCCAACACAGCAGCGATCATCACGCGGACGCCGAAACAATATCTTTCTGAGGTGGGTGCAGGGATCAGCGGGGATGCGTTGATCGCGATGGAAGCCCCGCTGGTGAAAAAGGCAGAAAAGATCATCAAGCGGTTCAATCCGACATGGAAAGAGCTGGCTGTTTTCTTATTGAAGTTGAATGGAAAAATGGTAGCCAAGAAACAGATTCTTCCCATTTGGGGGCGGGTAAAGAGCGAACAACCGCTGGCTGAGCTGCAGGCGATCAATTTTGGAACCAGTTCTGGAGTACCGCTGGTGACTATGTTACGCAAGCAAGGCTGGGAAAAGGCTGAGATTGAGCAAATGTTGAAGGACAAGGCTGAAGAGAAAAAAGCTAATGCCTCGACAGCTAAATCTCTATTGGATGAGGCAAGGAACAATCTGGATCAGAACAATGATCCGGGAGTAACTGGAAATTCAGAGGATGCGGGCGATGTTGATCAGGCGTAAGGATAAAATCTCGAAATTCAGCGAGCCAAGGGTCGTCACTGTGATGCGAGAGTATCGCGAGGCGATGAAGGCTCGCGAGTTGGAAATAATGCGGGACATGGCCAAGCGCTGGTTGATGATTGAGAATCGGGTGAACGGGGATATTGCAGCTCTGCAGTTGACCATGGCACAAAAGGCAGCCAGCGGAAAGGTGATCACTCAACAGATGATCTGGAGAGAAGAACGCTACCAGATCCTCAAGGGGAATTTGGCCGAAGCGATCAGGGGTTACAACCGGGATTATTTGGCGGGGACGATCAGCGACGCGCAAAAAGAATTTGGGTGGTTTGGTGTGCAAGCGGCGGCGGATTCGATCAGAGCCAGTTATGCGCTGAAGATTGCGCCGGAGTTCAAAGTCTTAAATCGTGAAGCGGTGGAAACAATGGCCGGGTTATTGAGTAACGGGTCTCCATTGAATACTTTGCTCAAAAATGAATATCCAGAAGCGCTGGACGGTTTGACGGACGCCTTGATCCACGGAGTTGCGAGGGGTGCAAGCTCAGGTCAGGTCGCGGTAGAGATGGCTAATGGATTGGGGATGGGCCTGGAGCGTGCGATCACGATTGCCAGCACAGAGATGAACAGGACCTACCGCAGCGCGATCACGCAGGAATACCGTGAATCCAATGTGGTGACCGGGTTCAGGCGTTTGGTGTTAAAGGCGGGTGCGTGTATGGCGTGTCTGTTTTTGGATGGCGAGAAATTTGATGTGGCGAGCGAGCTGGATGATCATCCGCGGGGACATTGCCAGGCGGTACCTGAGGTGATCGGGGTGGGCGCTCCGCAATGGGAAAAGGGCGCGGATTGGTTCAAAGGTCTTGATGCGGATGAACAAGAGGAAAAGTTGGGGCCTGAATTATTTGAGCGATGGCAGAAGGAAGGGTTTGATCTTTCTTCTTTGGTGAGCAAGAGCCATTCGGATGAGTGGGGGGACACCCCCAGATTTAACGCAGGAGGTGGATAGAGATCTTTTTTTACCACGAAACACACAAAATACACGAAAAGGGAAGTTCAAATTCTTAATTGGGGATTGCCGCGGCGGAAACCGCCTCGCAATGACAGTAAAACAACCGGCGGGATGCCGGAGAAAAGGAATCCGAGATGGAAACCACGAACAGCACAACCACAGCAACAACAACTGAACAAAAACCAGGTGACACAACTACAACAACCACACCGACTGCGGATGCGCAGACCTGGGAAAAGTT